GTTAGAAGCTGAAGAAGCTAAAAAACGAGCGTTAATTGAAGAAGAAAAAAACAGGAAAGCTAATCTTGGTGATTACGCTAAAGATACAGTTGTTGGTGCAGTAGCCGGTGTACAAGATACTGCCTCTTCTCTTATTACTTTACCAGAAAGAATTATTGATTACTTTACTGGAGAGATGGCAAGGGAAAATAAAGAAGGTGGTTATAAAGCTGAATGGGACGACTGGTTTGTAGATGATGAAAATCCTTTAGAAACAAAAACTTGGTGGGGAGGATTAGTAAGAGGTGTTACCCATGTTGGTACTACTCTTGCAGTTCCTATCCCGGGAGCTGGAAAGCTAGGAAGTATTGCAAAATTAGCTTCTACAGCTAAAGCTGTTAAAGGAGCTAAAGCTGCTAAAGCTGTTGGAGCTGGTTTAACAGTAGGTAAGAATGCACCTAAAGCTTTAAAGGCAGCAAGAAAAGCTAGAATAGCTGCACATAGATTAAAAGTAACTCCTAAGTTTAAATTTTTAGGAAAAACCAAACAACTTACTGGACGTAATTTAATAAAAGGCGCAGCAACTGGTGCAAAGTTTGACCTTACTTCTAAAACATCTCAAGAAGATAACGTAACAGGAATGTTAAAACAGAGATGGGCATGGCTAGATACTCCACTAGCTACACAAGAACATGACCATCCTGCTATGAAAACTCTAAAGAATGTTGTTGAAGGCATGGCTTTAGGAGTTGTATTTGACAACCTTATTCATATAATAGGTTCTGGAGTAAAAGGTTCTGGAAAAGCTATTGTTAAAAATAGCAAAGGAGGAGAAGAAGTAGTTGACTTAAAACAAGTTACTGACATTAGAGCTGAAAGTGTAAGAGACCAAGTTGCAGAAAAAGGAATACAACAACTTGAACTTCCCGGATTTGGTGCTTATAAAAACCCTAAGATTAAACAACAACACCAAGGTAATGCTACTTCACTTGAATCATTAGAATCTGCTACTAAGTCTTTAGATGATATAGAAACTAGATGGGGAGCTGAAGGTGGTTCTGCTGGTTCTGTTACTTCTAATGTAGAAATAGATAGAATAGCTAAAAGCTCTAAAGAAGCTAGAAAAGTTGTTAAAGAAGTTTTACAAAGAGGTGTTAGTGAAGGTTATCTAAAAGGTCTTGACGAAACTGCTGCAAGACAAGGAATACCTAAAGAAGTTTATTATGCTAAAGTTTCAAAATTAGCTCAACAAGTTTATGAAGGAAGGAATACTTCTGAGTTTACTCCTGACGAATTTTGGGCACAGGTTAATAAAGAAAGTGTCAAACGTACAGGTAGTGTAGAATATGAGTTTGTAGCTGCTGAAATGGCTCCTATTATAGATACTATTAATGGGACTCTTATGAAAGAAATAAGAGATATTGGTATCGGTGGTAGAGAGATGCAGGACATATTTGACTTAAGAAGTGTAGATGGACCAGCACAACAATTAATTGAAAAGCTTATAGCTGGTTTAAGAATCAGAGCTATTCAAAAAGCTGAAATATCACAACAATTTAGAGAACTTGGAGATCGTGCTACTAGAGACCAGATTGATGAAATCGTAGATCAAAACGTACAGCAAAGTATTGATGCTTTTAGATTAGCTATGAAAATAGCTCCTGAAGAAGGTGGAGATGAATTATTTAAAACTATCTTTGAAGGAATCTCTATGTCAAAAGGAATACATACCTTAGATGACTTTGATGCTTTTATGAAGTACAAACTTAAAGGTGGTGTATGGAAAGGAGGAAAGAAAGAAACTGGTGCTCTTATTAAAGAGTTAGGTTCTGTCTTTACTCATAGTGTTTTATCTGGACCTAAAACATCAGTTCGAGCAGTTATGGGTACAGCCTCTGCAACATTTGCACGTCCAATGTCTATGGCACTTGGAGGTCTAATGAAAGGTGACGTTGTAACTATGCGAGCTGGATTAGCAAGTTTAAACGCTATGCGTGAAGCTATACCAGAATCTTTTGAATTATTTAAATCTAGACTTAACTCTTATTGGAGTGGTGATATTTCTACTATGAAAACTAGATTCATAGAGAAAACTAAAGCTGACGATCAGTGGGCGATGTATGGTCATTGGGTTGAAAATTCTGGACGTGCAAGTTTAATGGATAAACTTGTTTACAGAATGGCTAATATGGCTAGATGGGCAAACAACACTAATATGTTTACCTACTCTACTAAAATCATGGCATCTACTGATGACGCGTTTGGATTAATAATTGGTAGAGCTAGAGCTAGAGAAAAAGCTTTCTTAGAAGCAACTGAACAAATGGGTGAAGGAGGATTTAAAAACTTTGACGCTGCATTTTTCAAAGATGCTGAAGATAAATTTAATGCAAAAATATTTGATAACGATGGAAACTTAACTGATGAAGCAGCAGCTTATACAAAAAGAGAAGCTACTTTAACTCAGGACTTATCTGGCTTTGCTAAGAATTTAGAAAGTACTTTTAATGATGCACCATGGGCAAGACCATTTTTCTTGTTTGCAAGAACTGGTATTAACGGTTTAACTTTAACTGCTAAACATACTCCCGGATTTAACTTCTTGGTTAAAGAATGGAACGACATAGCATTTACTAAACCTTCTGCTAACTTAGAACACTTAAATAAATATGGTATCAATAATCCTAGAGACTTGATGACTGCAAAAGCTGTTCAACAAGGAAGACTTGCTATGGGTTCTGCTGCAATATTTATGGCTGGTCAAGCTTTCTTAGCTGGAAACTTACATGGTAATGGACCAACAGATAGAAAGAAAAGACAAGCATGGTTAGATGCTGGTTGGAAACCAAGAACTGTAAAAATAGCTGGTCAATGGGTTAGCTATGATGCTTTTGAACCTTACAACCAAATACTTGCTTTAGTAGGAGATATAGGAGATCACCAAGAATTAATGGGTGAAGAATGGGCAGAAGATAGATTTTTGAAATTATCTATGGCTTTAGCTTCAACAGTTACAAGTAAATCATATTTAGCAGGATTACAATCTTTTGTTGATTTATTTTCTGGTGCGCCCGGACAACAAAATAGAATACTTGCTTCTTTGATGAATAACACTATTCCTCTTTCTAGTCTTAGAAATGAAATAGGTAAAGTTCTTAATCCACATACAAAAGAATTAGGTTCTGATATTATGAGTTCTATTAGAAATAGAAACTTAGCTACTGAATTTTTAGCAGGAGAAGATGAACTTGCTACTAAATTTGATATCTTAACAGGTGAACCAATAAAAGATTGGAACTTTATAACACGTATGTTTAATGCTGTATCACCAGTTCAATTTAATTTAGACTATTCACCGGGTAGAGAATTTATCTTTAATAGTGGATATGATTTAAGAACTTTAGGATATAGTGCTCCTGATGGAACAGATTTAAGTGATTCACCGGGAGTTAGGTCAAAATTTCAAAAAGCTATGGGAGATCAAAATCTTCTTAAGAAACTTGAAAAATTAGCAGCCGACCCAAGAATGCAATTATCTTTAGCAAAAATGAATGAGGCACGTAAAAATGGTGAATATGATCTAGACCCTAGTTTATTTCCTCATGTTAAAAGAATAGAACAAATATTTAAACAAGCTAAAAAAATAGCTTGGGCAAAGATAAGCCAAGACGAAGATGTTATGGAACTTATTGCTAAAGAAAAAGAATATACAAAAAGAAAATATAATGCTTCGCAAGGTACTATCAATGAAATGATAAACATGCGTAAATAAAACAACACAAGGTGGATAACCCATGGCGGTACAAACAACTGAAGAATTTAAAAATGGTGGTGCCACCTCATACACCATTACAATCGAATATTTACAAGCAAGTGACATCAAGGTAAGAATTGGTGGAACTTTACAAACTTATACAACAGGTACTCCCGGTAGTGGTGAGTACTCCGTAAGTGGAACCACAGTTACTCTTGGAGCAGCAGCTCCAGCAGGAAGTGGAAACGTCCATATATATAGAGAAACAAATGTAAATACTGCTGCTGCCGTATTTGCTGCTGGTTCATCTATAAGAGCAGCCGATCTTAATGCCATACATGATATGGGTAGGTTTGCTGCTACTGAGCATAGAAATAAAATAATTACAGCAAATATAAAAGCAGGAGCTGTAACTTCTACTGAGATTGCAGACGACACTATTGTCAATGCTGACATTAACTCAAGTGCAGCAATAGATAATACTAAAATTGCTGATGGCTTACTTAAGTCTGGAATAACAATTAACTCAGCAAACATTGTTGACGGTTCTATTGTTAATGATGACGTAAGTAGTAGTGCAGCAATAGTTGGTACAAAAATATCTCCTAACTTTGGTTCACAAGTTGTACAGACAAGTGGAAACATTGTTGTAGGTGGAACTGTAGATGGTAGAGATGTAGCAGCCGATGGTACAAAACTAGACACTATAGAAACCAATGCTAAAGATGACCAGACAGCAGCAGAGATAAAAACTCTGTATGAGTCAAATGCTAACTCAAATGAGTTTAGTGATGCTGAACAAACTAAGTTAGCTGGTATAGAAACAGGAGCTACAGCAGACCAAACTAATGCAGAAATAAAAACTGCATACGAAGCTAATGCAAACACTAACGAGTTTAGTGATGCAGAGCAGACTAAGTTAGCTGGAATTGAAACAGCAGCTACAGCCGATCAAACTGCTGCCGAAATAAAAACACTATTACAGTCAGATAAAATAACTGATTCTGAAATAGCAACAGGTACATTAGATAACAGATATTACACAGAAACAGAACTTGACCCTTCTGCTAGTGCTGGTCAAAACGTATTAGATGCTAGATATTACACAGAAACAGAAGCTGAAGCTAGATTTCTTAGACAAGACTCTTCTGAAACTATAGCTAGTGGACAAACTTGGTCTAACTCTGACGCATTTGTAGCTACTACTGCTGCAATTAATGCTCGTATTGTTGACCTTATTGACGAGGTTGGTGGTTTTACAGCTATTGCAAACCAAACTAGCTTTCCAACAACTAACCCACAAGGAGCTACAGGACAATCAGCTATCCTAAGTATTGCAGCTACGACTGCTACTTTGACTCCTAGTGGAACAACAGTTACAATACCAAACGGTGCTGGTTCAGGAAACACTGTAACTATTACAGGCGTACCTACAGCAATTCCACAGAACTTTGGTTTCTTAGTAGAATCTACAGCAACAACACATACATACACTTTTCATAGATTAGTACCTATAGCAACTCAGGTTAATACTGTTGCTTCTAATATTACTAACATTGTTCAAGCTGGTGCAAACGTAGCAGATATAAATAACTTTGCTGATATATATCAAATCTCTGGAAGTGCTCCTAGTCAAAGAGCTGACGGAACTTCACTACAAGATGGTGACTTATGGTTTAACAACAGTAACGATGATTTACGTGTTTGGAACGGAAGTGCGTGGGCTATTATCACACCTTCTCAAGCTGTTCTTGATGACGTAGCTATTGTTTCTGGAGCTATAACATACTCAGAAGATTTAGGTCTTATTACTGATGCTGCATCTACAGGTAGTTCCAATGGTTCACTTGATATAGTTGCAGATGCTTTAGAAGATGAAAGGACATTTACTGTTACTGCATCTGGAGGAGCATATTTTATTGATGGTGTATCTAAACCAGCCTTGTCTTTACATAAAGGTTGGACTTATACATTTGATTTAAGTTCTAATACTTTAGGTTCTCACCCATTAAGATTTTCTAGTGGTGGAAGTGCATA